GTGAACGACTTACCTAAAAAAACCCCCATTGAGCGTGACCCTTTCGCGCTATTGCATGGCTGACAAGCACTCACACAGTTCTCAGGATTGAAGGCTTGATCAGGTGCATCCTTAATACTCAGCACATGATCCACAGTCGTTGCATCTTTAGAGCAATACCTACAGATGTAGTTATCCCTAGCCAAGATCGTGAGCCGAAAGGCTCTCCATCTTCTGCTATCTCTAGGGTCATTAACCCTTCTTTGATTCAATGCCATTTAGATCTCATCATAACAGTTACCACATACCCACCATGCATACACTTCAAGCAGCTCAGACTCAGGTGTCTCTGTATCACATCGACTGCACTTAACAGTAGCTTCTAAATCTAATGCCATCCCTTAGCCTTCCAATGATCTAATGCGTTGCATGGTGTGGAGTATCTGTGTTCTATGTAGGACAATCCCCATCGTACCTGAGAGTAACCATCTTGGTCTTTAAGCCATTCACTCTTACCTTGTGGTATTCCATAAACTCTCTTAGTTCCAGATAGATTGCCAATTGCTTTTGGATTCCAAGCACTCTCTTTACCATAGAGCTTTGTTAGGCATTTATACTGGACTAAATCATAATGTAATAAATGTAATGAATACTCTTTATAAGTTACATAACGCATTGGTTTAGATCCCCCTGCTTCAGGCATGAAGCAAAGAGCTATCCCAATAGCTACAAGCACCCCGCGAGCGATCCGCTTAGGCGGCTCGCGGTGAGCCTTTGAGAGGCTCTGCTGAGTTAGCGTACCATCGGTGTCAAATCCATTAGCATAAGTGCTGGTCAGAGCGGTGTGTCGTTTCATAATGTCTCCTTATTGTTACCCTGTGGATAACTTCTGTGGATAACTATTTATCCGTACTGTAAAAGCCCTTGCCCTTAAAGTGTGCAGGTGCAGCTGCTATAACCTTGACCATAGGCTCATTGCAATAGGTGCATGGAATCACTGGTCTATCGTGCCATCCATGAGTGATCTCCGAACTGAGATTGCACTGGTTGCATCGGTAGTCATAGGCTGGCATGTTAAGCACCTCTGTATCATGTAAGACCCACAGCCTGTGCAGCGGTCAATGTCTGCTTCTGTGGGTTCGCTAGTAATGTGACCATACTTTAATTGGAGTAGCGGTAAGAGATCCTCTAAGCGGATGATGGCGGCATACTCACGCGCATCTTCACCCTGTCCGTTTAGTCGTATCACTCCAAAGCCCAATTCCCCCGAAAGAGCTGTGCGAGCTTTTAATTGCTTTATGTAAGCCAATGGTTGAAAGCCTGATCGTGCCTTGACTTCAACATCAAAGGGAACATTGACAATGTCCTTACCGCTACCCCTTCCGACAGTTGCACCACTCCACACAGTCGATAGGTACTGTGCGACTACGCGCTCTGTGCGGAAGCCTCTATGTTTCCTTGCTTGACTAGCCATTAACTGCGTGACATTTCCTGCACTGCCATGTTCCAGCGACAAGGTTGCCGTCTGTAATAATGGCTGGGATGATGATGTCACTAGCTAGTGTTGGTTCATTGCACAGCTGACATAAGATTGTGTCATACATAGGCACATCCTCTAAGTCTGTCCATTCTCCATCTTTCTCGATGTTATAGATCTCTACATAACCCATGTTAAGCCCACGCCTTCTGTGGCTCGAACTTGCCACTGGATGAAAGTGAATACCAGACTGTAGGGCATTTAGGCTCGCCCCCTTGATGATTGACTACAGAGCAGAAGTAACCGCCCCAAGCCTTGTTATTCTTTGTGCCTTCGCGCCACGCCATGTGTCCATGCTTGCATGATGGTGCTTCTTGTGCTTCGCCTGTTCCCATTACAGCTGCAATGTTCTCCATTGCCTTCTCTAGTGTGACTGGAGCATCGACTACTTTATTGTATTGACCTACTGGAGTTGTCCAGTAATCCTGATCATCTGCTTTGACTTCCGCCACCGGTGGCTTAACTGGCTTAGAAGCTACGACCTTGCTCATTTCCTCGCGGCTTGGTCTTTTTCCTTTAGAAGCATAACCTGCATTTGCAAGTGCTCTGCCGATTGCCGAAGTCTCGCAATTCTCCAGAGCTGAAGTCGCATTAACGCCTCTGTCAGTAATCTTCTCCTCAGCGTACCCTGTCGCCCATGCAACACTATCGGCAGAACTTTTGTAAAGATAAGCCTTAACAATGTATCGATCTTTCTCGACCACTTCCAGCTCTGTTGAAATGCGGAAATCTGCATAGTCCTTAATAAACTTTTCAAGTCTCACCTCTACTGTCTCGTAATCGGCTAGGTTAAACATAAAGCTCGTTCTCCTCTGTGGCTAGTTGTCCAGCGAGTGCGCCATAGCTGCATAGATCGACCCAGTTGTCGATGTGCTGGGCTGATTGATTAGTCCTTGCAAGCTTGACAAGTACCATGATCCCTGCGACTTGATAGTCATGGATCGGTGTCTGTAGGTATGCACTGAGCAGCATTGCGGTGTGTTGCAGGTTATCTGAAGGGTGACCATACGATAAACCACGCTCGCGGATAGTGTCTGTGGCGGATAAGAGGATCTCATTGGCTCTCATTCCTGCCCCTTGTAACTGCGACCTCGATGATAGCCATCGCGTACGCCCTTTTTATAAGCTGTCTTTTGCACATCAATAATGACTATGATGAAGCCTATAATTATGCCAAAGATGCAGATCAGAAGCAGCTTGTCTGTGTTTGCCATTTCCATACCTATCTGTGCCAATGCCCTCGATTGGCTACAGACTTAGTGTGACATAACTGTCAGACGAATCAAGCACATTATGATAACGAAATGATAACGATTATCTGGCTTGTCCGTACGACTTTCCAGCCACGATGAATGTTCCATCCTTCTCAATGTTAATAAGATCCACCTGAACCTTGTTCTTGTTCACATAGATAATGGCAAAGGCTTGCTGCCAATTGGCTACGCCCTTAGTGTAAGCAGCTTGCTTAAAGTCCATTAGATTGCCTACCTCGACACCATGCAGGACACGCCCTATACGCCCGCCAGAAGCCTCTGAGAAGGCTGAACGCCCTGCTCTGTGAGTATGTCCTGAGATGACATTCTTTCCATGCCTACGAGCCGCCTCTAGGGCTGATAAGCCCCCTTGTGGCTTGATTGGTGTGTGATCTCCATGCACTGCAATCCAGTTAGGTGCAATAGGCATTGGGTTCTTATGGAAGGTGATACCCAGTTCATCGAACTTCATGAACTTCTCAAAGCGTAGTTCTGGCAATGCACCAAAGGCAGGAACTTTAGCCATGATGATGTTATACAGGCGATCTGTGTGATTGCTACGGATGCAATCTGTAACGCCTAGATCCCAGAGAAGCTGAACAGCCTCATTGCGGTCATCATCTAGGGTCTGGGCATAACTGCCCATGCGCCCTTCTTCCCACTTGCTTATCTGTGGAAGGTCAATCTCATCACCAATTGTGACAACCTGATCTGGCTTAAACTTCTTGATGAATGAAGCAAGGTTACGAGTTGCAACCCTGTCATGGTATGGAACTTGTAAGTCCGAAACTACGACAATTCGCTTAATCGTCATCCTCATCGTCCTCGTAATCGCCCAGCTTCTCTGGTTCGATTGGGTCTGGCAAGATCCAGCGAGGGTAAGAGGGAACATCTGTGATCATGAATAACGCAATGCCTTCAGTAAATCCAGCCTTGCGTAATGATTTCCAATACTCATGCAAGCCAATGCAGTAAGCATCGAGCTTAGAATAGCCTTGATCCTCTAATGCCTTAGTGGGTTTTCTTGCCATAGCACAATGCTACCTGTCAAGCAAGATGTTATAGATCTCATCCACTCGCGTGTTGAGTCTTTTGATCTCATTGAGCAGATGCGTTATGACATACCCTGCTAGACCACCGAACACACCTAGACTAGCGATGTAGAAGGTGAAGAAGTCCGACTGTGTCACTTCTTCTCAACCTGATCAATAGCAGCTTCAATCGAATCAACCACGATGTCTGCAACAGATTTCTTAGCGCGGTAAGACTTAATCGCTTGGCGTAAAACTGGGATGGCAATGACTCCACAAGCTCCGGCAATGATGATTGATAGATTATCCATTAGATGCTCCTAACATAGGTACTTGAAAAAAAGCACCATCATTGTCAGCTTCTTTCTTAAAGCTAACATGCATGTGCTTAGTGTGTTTGTTAGCCCCTGTGTATTTGCGCCACTTCCAGTTAAGGATGTGGGAACAGATTCGTCCATCGTAAATGATGTAAGCAATACGCTTGTCTGCTTTTGACTTGGACAAGGTACGAAGCTGATCAGCAAGATCTGCCATGATGTCGGGCTTGCCACTTTTGTGGAGATCTTTGTCCACATCGATGGCGCGTACCCAGCCTTGTGCATCTGGATTATGATCTGACTTGCGAGCAGCGTGTCGGGTATCACCGATCCAACCATCCGATGTGCGGTCACGATCTGGGAACGAGTCATCAAATTGCTCTCTTAGTTGGACAGCAGCTTTAGATAATCTCGGCTTGATGTTCGACATTCGAACACTCCCATCGCTTCAATGCATTTAACAATAATTCTTCATGCTCACATGGAACAGGCGCAATGAATGCATCATCAATAGGATCATAGAGATGACCTATTCCAGCATAGTTATAACGAATGTTGCCGTTATAAGATGTGCGCTTGCAGACTTGTCCGCGAAGGTTGCTATACCATGTTTCGGGATCTAGTCCTTCAATGGTTTCTGTCTCATCAATGCCAACAATGACTTCTGTAACAATGTTGCTCTCATCTAAGAACGCGTAATGTGCCATTATAACCAGCTCACATTTCCTGTGCCAGCAGTGATCGTTGTTACCTTGTTTGCGCCGACTGTTGCGGTGCTACCTGTTAAACCAGCACCGATTGTAATTGTTCGTGCGCTTGGGTAACTCAAAATAACAATTCCAGAACCACCTGAACCTCCAGTGCGTGTTCCAGTAAATCCAGATCCACCGCCACCACCGCCACGATTGGCAGTTCCATTTGATCCATCACCTGCATCGGTAGTGTTACCTGCTCCACCGCCACCTGCTCCACCTGAGCTTGAATTGCATGGGCTGAATGATCCACCGCCACCACCGCCTGCATATGTAACTGAACTGCCAGATATAGATGATGCAGTTCCTGCTCCACCTGCTGTGTTAGTCGTTGATGAAGCAACACTTGTTCCTACTGCACTTGCGCCACCACCGCCTGCTCCAACATTGTTTCCTGCATCAGAATTACCACCTGCAAAGCCTTGACCAGATGTTCCAGCACCGCCAGTATTTGCATTTCTAGCACCAGCACCACCGCCTGAGCCACCAGCACCACCGCCAGTTAAGATGTTAAAGTAAGCACCGCGCCCACCACCTGCTGAAGTAATGGTTGAGAAAACACTGTCTGAACCAGTTGATCCGAACGCTGCGCCTGTGCCACCACTACCACCAGCTCCAACTGTTACTGTGTAGTTAGTTAATAATGAGAATCCAGTTAATGTGTTTGTGCGGTATCCACCTGCACCACCACCACCAGAGATGTCTCCGCCTGCACCGCCGCCACCTGCAACGACTAGGTATTCAACACTAAAAGTTGATGGCGCGACTGTGCTTCCAGCGATGATTCCAACTAAAGAGTTCAACATTATGCAACTGCACCCACTACGATCCATGAGTTAGCAGCAAGCTTGATAGCGGCAGCAGACTTATAGCGAGCCAATACTGGAGCTGCACTTACTGCGCCTGCGCTGACAACAGTAGTCGTGCCAGAAGTAACAGCTTGAATTGTAGTAATTCCTGCACCCTTCTGATACACCACTAGAGTCGTGCCAATCGGGAAGTTATAAGTTGCATCCGTTGGGATGCTGAAGATGTTAGCCGCTGCGTTGTCCATTGTGACAATAGCGTTAAGACCATCTGCTTTGACTGCTGTATAAGTCGTGCCAGTCTGTGCATTTACTGTAAGACCTGCGAACTCAGCATCAATGGCATCGCCTAATGCGCGGATGTCTTGTGCGCCATTCTTGACAAGTCCAGAATTGTCTGGCTCTGGGAAAGAGAAGTTAGGTGATAGTGCCATTAGGTTAGTGCTCCAGTCGCGTTAGTCCAGATAAGTGTACCATTCACGCCTGTCCAAGCTAGTGAAGCAGGGGTGACAGTTTCCCATTGGGTTGTTGATAGTGAGAAGTCTGTTGCTGAGATGTAGAGGGTGATCTCCACAAAGCTAGGGGTTGCTCGTAATGCCACATTTTCGACAAAGCCATCGAACTGACCACCGAGTAAGTTGCTAGGCAAGTTGTTGATCTGCACAGGCTCGCCAAAAAATACGCCAATGAGATCATCTAGCATTGCACTAGGGATGTCTGGGTTATCTAAGCGGAAAGTAATAGCACCCAATGATCCGCGTGGGTTCTTGCGAAGGTTTAACTCTCTAGAAGCAATGTCCTCGATATCTGCAAGGTTCTTGATGTTAGAGTCGAACGAACGCTCAAACAGCCCGTAAGAGGCTATGGAGTCTGGGTCAGAGGTGCTGTATGTTGATCCGTATCCTGTGGCGTATCGATAGATAAGGCTGTTACGGATGCGAGCAGTCTGAGTTGTTGAGGTGATAGAACTTGGTGTTGCATACGAGCCATCAAGGTTAGTGAAGCCATTTGCTGCAAGGTAGTTAGATCTGTGATCGGCATCGTCATAATTAACATCTCCGTTCTTGCCTTCGCTGAGCTGACCCAATGCGCTGTTAGCAATCTGATCTGCCAATGTCTGAGACTTAGCAGAAGCACTAGCTGCAAGGGCAATCATCGTGTAAAAGCCTGAGTCGATAGTACCGATGTAAGACTCTGCATTATCCCATGTAACATCTGCTGGATAGGTTGCCCATGTGACTGTCGGTGTTACTTCTGCCCATGACAGGTTAAGAGCTTGTCCTAAGATGGTGGCGATCTGTGCGCCATCCAAGCCTTCTGCAAGTGCTGTGTTAAAGATAGCCTTAGTCAATCTGGCAAGTGATCCAATGCCCAAGATTGTGCCTGTGGTCACATAGCCTGATTCCTCTGGGCTTCTGACACCAATGTTGAAGTCTGATACTTCTCCGCCAAAGACTGTGACATAAGTGCCAGATGAGTTCTTTAGTTCTAAAAGGATTGGCTCTGTCACATTGATGGTAAAAGGTGAGTTATCTGTGTTGATAATTTCTACTCGGCAATAACCTGCTGTGGGTTGTCTGTCAATGTCTAATCGACCAGAGGCATAGGAAACAGAGGTGACAGTCGTATAAACATCATCACCTACTGTAACTCGCCACTCTGGAAGCCATGTCATAGTGCTGTTAGCGTTCCTCTGTCTCGCGCTTCGCGTAGGACATTATCAATAGCCTCTGCAATGGCGTTAGGATCTCCGATGCCTGTCTGGATGGTGATGTTATACGCATTAGCCGCTTGTGCTGCATAGCGTGAACCGCTTACCGCACCTGACACACCTGCGCCACCTGCAAGACCCTGCAATAGGGATGAGCGAGCAATGCTTTCCAGATCAAGTGTAGAAGCCATCTGGCTTGAAGCCGATGCGTTCTCCATGTCTAGCAAGTCTGCAAAAGCATTAGCGCGAGCTGCTGCTGCATCCGCGTATTCTAGGATCGCTTCGATTGAGCCACCGACTGTGGAGATAGGCGCAATGTAATCCCCTGCTGGGATTCCAGAGCCTAGAGATGCGCTTGTTGGGATCTTAGTTGATCCAGTCGAAGCAAGATTGATCTCACGAAGAAGGCGAAGGGCGTTTTCAAGATTAACAATGTTGATAAGGTCTTTAGGCTTTAGGCTTTCAAGGATTGATTTAATGTCCTGAAGCTTGACATTCTGCATACCAAGTGTGCCAAGCACTTTGAGATCTGCATTGAGTTTAGCCGTTGCAGCAATAATGGCTGCTTCATCCTTAGCGGCAATAGCATCTTCTAGGGCAAGAATCGAACGCTTGACATTAAGGCGAGCAGTATCGTTAGCAATCTGTAAGACCTGCGCTGCGCTTGTCGCGTTTCCTAATTGCTGAGCCTGATTAGTAAGAGCTGCTGCAATCTGGATCTTATCCATGTCAAAAACTTCGTTGCCCTTGTTGAGAGCAAGGTTAGCCTTGTCAATAGCCGCGCCAAGTCGCTTATCTTTGAGGATCTTAGCCTGTGCTGCTGCTTGTTCCTTTGTAAGCTTTGTGATCGCTGTAGCGTTCTTTCGAGCGATGGCATCTGCTCGCTGAGTATCCTGTGAGGATACAGTCATTGAGATGTTGCCGAATCCCTTGCCATCACCGAATAAACCGCCAGAAGGTGCAAAGAATGAAAGATTCTTAAAGTCAAAGATTGACTTGGTAATCTTAATGAACTCGCCTGTCTCACGAACAAAGTTCGCAATTGACTGCGCTGCCTTGTCGATCTTGGCAATGAACTCATCTGTCGTATTAGAGTTAGTGATTGTCATTAAGGCATCAACAAGACCCTGACCAATAGTTTCTTTAGCGTTGTTACTTGCAACAGTTAATTTAGCAAGTGAACCTGCATAGGTATCAGCTGCCGCGCTCGCCTGACCTGCGAATAGAACCGACAAGCGTTCTTGGATCTGCTCAAAGGTTGATGTCGAAAGTTCTGCCCTTGTAAGTCCTACGCCCAAGCGACCTAGTGCCTGAGTCTGACCTAAGTATGCCTTTTGTAGGCTCTGTGAAACTTGGGTGACTGACTTGCCAGTTCCAGCCGCGATGTCAAGTGCAAGCCCAAGCAATTCCTGAGACTTGGTGACATCGCCTGTAGCACGAAGCAAGCGATCCATTGCAGGGCGTAGCTCATCATCAAGCACACCTGTCTGCATTTCAAGGCGAGAGATAAAGCCATTGACTGTTCCAATGTTAGATCCGTAAGCAAGACCCAGATTCTTTAGAGTAGTGCCTAATGCTTTAGCTGCCTTGTCATCTTCTGCGAAAGCCTTAACAGAAGCTTTTGCATAAGACAGAACCTTCTGTGCGCTATAAACAGCAAGCAAGCCTTTAGCAAGACCCTTGACACTCTTAGTCAATTTGTCTGTGGAAGTCTCAGCTTCCTTAAATGCCTTCTTGCCTACGAACTGGGCGGCTATGTCAATTCTTACATCTGCTGCCATTACTTAGCCGCCTTCAGTGTGTAGTTCTCGAACTTAACTTTTGAATCTTCGATTGCCTTGATAACAGCTGCATTAGTCTTTCCGCCATCTTCTGCCCATGCACGAAAGATTGCGCGACCTTTCATCTTACGAGTGGCGCGACCTGATGCACCTTCTGCTCGCTTGAAAGCATTAACAATTGTGCCTGTTCGATCTAAGGCTTCAATAAACTGCTGACCAGCATGAGGATTATTGCTAAGAGATTGACCCTTAGAACCTGATCTAATTGTCTTGCCAAAATTAACATGTCCGGGGGCTACGACCTTAGACAGTGGAGCTTGTGGTCTGCCTTGTGGATTTAAGCGACCAGCAGTCTCATAGATAGAGCCTGAAGGCGATGCATTGACAATACGAGCAAGGGAGCGAAAGCCTGAGCGATTAGGCTTGGATGGTGTTGCTTTGTATCCAATGCCACGCTTTGCTTCTCCCGATGACCACTCGATGCGTTCCCACGCACCTGTGCCTTGATTAGCCCATCCGCTTAAAGGTGATGTTGAAGGTATAAATCCTCTAGCTTTGTTTGTAATTGGCTTTAAGATTGTGCCTAATTCCTTTTGTGTTTCCTTAGCAAGATCTGGAGTGAACTTTTTGAGGGCTTTTCTAAGCTCTACCGCGCCTGTTACTTGTGTTGGCATCGCTCACCTCTTTCGCTTCATCCTTTAGCCCTTGCACTAATGCATCGAGCATGGTTTTATCAAGATCTAACAATTGCTGTGGCGCGATTCCCAACCTAATGCTTAGCCTAGCAATTAGGTAGGTGAATGGAAGATCGCGCTTTAAGCTAAAGGGTCAGAGTCCAACACTTCCACGCTTTTCAGCGTTTCAATGAACTCCATCCCATAAGGCTTAACAGTTTCACCTGATCTGCGTGTGACTTCCCATGCAAGCCAATAAACATCCGATTGCTTCTCTTCATCTCTGAAGGCTTTATGGAAACCCTTTTTAGCGTACTGCTCGAACGCATACTCCACTGCTGGAGTAATCTCGCCTTCTAGCACACTTCCATCATTACGAACGATCTTTAGCTTTGCCATGTTTAGCCCCTTTGTTTAGTTTCTTATGCTGTTGTTACTGCGATTGTACCTGATACATTCCAAGTTACAGACTGAGTTGAAAGGTCTGCAACAGCACCATTTACAGGTGTGATGTTATTGACCAAGCATGTCATTGTGTAAAGTGGATTTGTAGCTGATACAGCAGCAGATGTCTGCTTGAATGTGACAACTGTGTTTGTTCCCCAAGTTGCTTGGAGTGTCTGAAGTGTCTTAGCTGTTGCCTCGTCATTCAGGAAGTCGATGCTCACGCTTGAAGCCTCTAGACCTTTTACGAAACGATGCCCAGAATCGCCAAGACTGGTGACTTCCAGCTCATCGAAAGCACGATTGATTGTTACAGATGTGACTAATGTTGAGAGATCAACCGAATTAACAGTTAGAACTCCTGTATTTGCTAAATAAACTGCCATCGGATTATTCCTCTTCTTTCTTAGTTACTGGCTTTGCTTCTGGCTTTGGCGCAACTTGCCCGATCTTTTCGAGAAAGGCTGCGTTTTCTTTTTCCCAATCGGACATGTTTAACTCCAACTCGTTAGGATTGATACGGACATCTCACAGCTGAGCAAGTCTCCGCTTGCCGCGTTGAGAACGCTAGGTGCGCTGACTGCGCTTACATTATAAACTAAAGAAGATGCTGCAAGTAATGCGAACACGCTAACTACTGTGTCCTCAATGCCGT